AATTGCTTTACCTAATCTAGCAGCATCGTCTTTATTGTATTCACATATAGCATTATACCATTCGGCACGGTGGTTATGTCTGTCGTTATAACACTCTTCTTCGTCTTTATATCCGTACTTGTCTTTTAACATTTCAAATATAAAAAGTTTACTACAAAATTTACTACTACTTTCAAATGTAAAATTATACTTGTCTCGTAGATATTCGCAAACGGTATCTTTACCATGCCTACCGTGACCGATTACAAGTAATTTGGGTAATTCCATTACAACCTCTTTTTATTTTTATAATACAATAATATAAAAAGATTGTCAACCTATTAAGAAACCGTAGCCTATACCGCCTGCTACTGCTAAATCTAGATCTTTATCTAATTTTTCAATCTCTTGCTGCGCTTCAGATTTGAGTGTATCACCATTGAGCGTAGTACCTCCGCCAGGTCCTGCAATGGTTGAAAATTTACTACGTGCTTCGCCTAACATGTATTTGCAGTTAGCCAACGTGTAATCTTTAATCCATTGATTAGCTTTGTAATCTTTTAACAATTCAAAATCTGGACGGTAGTTATAGCACCATAACAACACTTCTTCGTCAGCTCTTGGACGTTGTAAAACGGTAAACTTTTTATTACTTGTATTCCAGGTAAATTCCATAAAACTACCAAACATTCTCCCAACAAGTTCTTGCTGTTGTGCAAAGAAATCATATGTTGCAAGGCCGCCAATTCCACTACCTGCTAACAAATAAGTGTTTGTATATGCTAAATTAAATGGTTCAAATAAACTACCGCCGTCTGCACTACCACCTAATCTACTGCCAACACTACGTCTAAACACCTTACGAACTTCTATTATTTCATTTGGTAATGTATATTCGTTAGTATCTTCTTGAATCGTAAATGTAATATAACTTTCTTCAACGCTGTTTTCACTACGCTGTCTGTATTTGTTAAAACTTTTTTTCAAAGCAGTTTCATAATGAATAGGATCAAGTTCTACATCGATCATGCCTCCGCCGAGGAATGTGTTTACATAATCATAAATTTCTTGGTATGCAGTTGCGTTACTCATAGTTAGTCTCCAAAAGTATTTATCGATAAATATGTGTATGCCAAAGTTAAGTTTATATAGACCACAAAAATCAAAAGACTATAATTTCTTAGATAACACAATCTACGAAATGTTTACGGTTGGTGGCACTGATTTAAATATACACAAATATTTAGGTCCAAAGAATCCTGATGATGCAGATTCAACACCTGAACAACCTCAGTATGATGCTGTAAAAGAAACAAATATTCAAGATCTATTGTTTTTAGAAAATAGAGACAGAAAATATGACGAAAGCATTTACACAATAAGAGGTCATTATACGGTACAAGATTTAGATTTTAATTTAAGTCAATTTGGATTGTTTTTAACAAACGACACTATTTTTGTAACAATGCATATTAATAGTAGTGTAAAAACTTTAGGCAGAAAAATAATGAGCGGAGATGTTATTGAATTTCCTCATTTGATAGATGAATATGCAGCAAATGATTTTGAAGTTGCATTGAAAAGATTTTATGTTGTAGAAGATGTAACTAGAGCAAGTGAAGGATTTAGTCAAACTTGGTATCCACACCTATATCGTATAAAACTAAAACAAATATACGACGGACAAGAATACAAAGATATATTAGACTTACCAGCTGTAGAAAACAGCGATACAACACTAAGAGACATTTTAAGTACATACGAAATAGAAATGCAAGTAAACAATGCAGTAATTGCACAAGGCGAAGAATATGCTGCAAAAAGCGGCTATGCAACAGAACATTTTTATACGGTAACAACAGACGATAAAGGCAATGTTCAAATTGTTTCAGTTGATGCAGATACTATCACTACTGATAGTGCATTTGATGTAAACTTAATTTTAGAAACACCTCCACGTACTGGTTATACAGGATACTTAATAGGTGATGGTATTCCTCCTAACGGTCATCCGTTTGGTGTAGGAAGTAGTTTTCCTTCTGATCCTGTTGAAAACGATTATTTTTTAAGATCAGACTTATCTCCAAATAGATTGTTTAGATACACAGGACAAGTTTGGAAAAAAGTAGAAGACAACGTAAGAGCAGATCTTACACAAACAGATACTAAAAATACACTACTTGGCACATTTATTAACAATACAAATACTAATACAATTATGGGCGCTGAAGTTACAGAACGTCAAGCTATCAGTACCGTATTAAAAGCTAAGGCGGATAACTAATGCAACATTTTTATGATGGACAAATACGTAGATATGTAACACAAATTGTACGTGCGTTAAGTAAATTTTCCTATAAAGACGGTGACGGAGATTTAAAAGAAATTCCTGTAATGTACGGCGACTTAACAAGACAAGTTGCAAACATAATGCGTGACAATAGTGAAAACAAGTTACCTAGTGCTCCTAGAATGGCAGTATATATTACTGCATTAGATCCTGACAGAACTAGAACAAGTGATTTTAGTTTTATCAGTAAGGCAAATATTAGAGAAAAAGAGTTCGACGAAAGCACAAATAGTTACGTTGCTAGTCAAGCAAAAGGATATACGGTTGAAAGATTACATCCTATTCCTTATCAGTTAACGGTTAATGTTGATGTTTGGAGTACAAACACTGACCAAAAGCTACAAATCTTAGAACAAATTTTTATGTTGTTTAATCCGAGTTTAGAATTCCAAACAACAGACAACTACTTAGACTGGACAAGTTTATCTATATTAAATTTAGAAAGTACAACTTGGAGTAGTAGAAGTATACCTGCTGGAACAGAAAGTGAAATAGATGTAAGTACACTTACATTTACAACACCTATTTGGATTTCACCTCCTACAAAAGTAAAGAAACTTGGTATTATTTCAGATATTATTACAGGCATATACAATTTAGATCAAGGTACAATAGAGTTAGACGGCTTTACACCGGAATCTGGAAACGCAAGTCTTGGATCAAATAGCGGAACAATATTAGGTAATCTAAGCAATCCATTAATGACTTCGTACAGAAACTTTGATATAAATGTTTCAAACAATACCGCTCAACTTGTAGTTAATCGTATATTTGGAGTAGGAGATATATCTTGGTATAATGTTTTCGAGGCAGAACTTCCTGCACAATACCAAGCAAACATAAGTCAAATAGAATTAAATAGAGAAGATTTACCTATACCTGTATTAGGTACTTTTGATATAGACGATGCTGATAAAAATATACTTAACATAACATGGATAGAAGATACCTTGCCTACAGACACTTCGATTGAAGGTCCTGCAAGGAATTCCAACATGTATACAAGTGTAGATAGAATAATAAATCCACAAACATTCAATCCTACATCGTCAAAAGTACCAGGACTTAGATACTTGCTAACAGCACCTATTGGTTCAAAATACGAAAAAAGATTTACTGCTACAACTAGCACTAATATAATACAAACCGGATTAGACTATTACGTTGATAATTTAGACCCGGGCAGTTTTGCATCAGGTGCAGCGTTTCCTGGATCTCCGTCGATAGGAGATTTCTTTAAACTTACAACAAACAATAGAGTTTATGTTTACGACAACGGATGGAATGACATAGAATCAGTTACTGACGCATACGTTAGTATTAATAATGAAGAAGTTACCTTTACAATTGAAAACAGAGGTGGCGAATATTTCATAATACTAGATGAAGATTATGTAACAGATGACGTTGTATATTATGAATTAAATTTAAATAATGATGGTCCTGATGCATGGAAAAGTAACGCAGGCGATGATTTCTTAGCTGATAGTAACGACATTATTGAATGGGACGGTTCTAAGTGGAATGTTATATTTAATGCAGACTATGCATCAGGTAGCACATACACTACAAACTTACACGATGCTGTTCAATATGTATATACACCAACAATAAGAAATTACTGGTACAAGTCCATAGATGGACATTATCCAAAATCAACTTGGAGAATTGTTTTATAACTAAGTATTTTTATGAATAAAATTATTTGTAGTGGTGCTTTATTTTATAGTTTAAAAACAAAAAAATTCTTATTATTACATCGCACTAAATCAAGACAAAATAACGTTTGGGGATTAGTTGGTGGAAAAAACGAAGGCTGTGAAACTCCTTGGGAAGGTTTACAACGTGAAGTAAAAGAAGAAATTGGAAAATCACATAAAATTATAAAAACTATTCCATTAGAAACGTTTATAAGCAACGACGAAGTTTTTAATTTTCATACATATTTGTGCGTAGTAGAAAACGAATTTCTACCAATTTTAAATAGTGAACATGATGGGTATGCTTGGGTAACTTTAAATTCTTGGCCTAAACCATTACATCAAGGATTAATGAAAACTCTACGTAACAAGGATAATCAGCAAAAACTTAAGACATTAATAGATTTGTTAGATGTTATTGATATAGTAAATTAAATTGTTCTTGTAACCATTCAAAGTCATTTATTTTACGCAAATCTTCAGGAGATTGTGAATATTTTTCTCCGTATATTCTTCCGTGAGTAGCACCACTAATTGCTGCATTACCGAACGGTTTATCTGCACCTCTAGTACACCAAGCATTTAATCTAAATTCAGTTTCGTCGTCTTTTTGTCTGTGTATTGTTTTACTTGCAAGTTTTACACATTCTCTAAATGCACTTCGCCATGTACTAAATTCATCAGTATTAAATGCAGTTGTATTACTCATCATTTCAATACCTTTGAATTTGTTACTAATACTAGTAGTCATATCAGAATTGCTAACATCCATTTCCTTGGTTAGTTTAGTTGGTAAAAGTTTTACACCGCCGTATCCATAAACTAAACCATTTATAGGATTATAACTTCTCCACACATGTACGGTATTTTTACCATCGATATCATAATGTGCAATTTGATAGTCAAAATTAAATTCTTCTAATATATCAGCATCGCCGTCTACTACCCAAAACATTTCTGTTTCACATAATTTTGCAGCTTCGATATGAGCTTGATGGATTCCTTTTACTCCATGAATTCTTTTAGCTTTTGGAAATCTTTGTTTTAATTTTTCAAAGTTTTTGTCAGCATTAGGTTCGTTATAGCTAATAAAAACTATATCATAAGAGTTTGGTAAACTTGCAACTTGATCATGCTCTTTTTTATTAGCAAAAAATCTGTATTCAAATTCTTTTCTTGTAATAACTTGTGACTTTGGTACAAGTGCTATGCCATCGTAGAATTTTCCATTTTTCCACACATGTGCAATATTTCTATCAAAAGTATCGTGATGACTGATGTACAAATCAAAATCAAAATCATCTACAACATTTATGTCTGGATAAATCATCCAAAACATATCAGACTTACAATTTTGTAATGCATCTAAATAGTGCTTATAGTCTTTTACATACCATTTATAAAAACTTTTAGGATAACCTGCAACAATATCTAGTTCTTTTTTATTAATATAAAACCTATGTTCAACTTCTTTTTGGCTTACTTTTTTATTTGTTGGCATCAAAACTATGCCATCTGTATGTTCTCCATTTTTAAAAACATGAACAACATTACTATCACGCTTTTCAACATGATAATTAAAAGCAAACTCAAAATTAGGTGTTACATCACTAGGTACACTCCAAAACATTTCTGTGTTGCAATTAGCAAATGCTGTTTCGTAATCTTCATAGTTGTTTATAGTATGTATTTCATAAGGTTCGGGATCACTAGCAATAATTTTTATTTGTTTTTTATTTGCATAAAATCTATAATCTATTTCTTTTTGATTAAAATTATAGTTTTTTGGAATTAGTGCAACACCATCAAAGCATTGTCCGCTACCATTACCAAACACATGAACATTATCTAAACTCCAGTCATCTGGTGTATAAGAAAATTCAAATGTTTTACGTAAAATTATATCATCATAAATTACCCAAAACATATCTGTACTTGACATATTTTGTGCATCAATTTCATTATCTGCATAACAAAGAGATGCAAATTTTTCTTTT